GTCCTGTGAAGATGAATTGTAAACTCTTACCATTCTTCAAGGTACGTCTTTGCACGGTGTCACGTGCTATAGTTGCTGACTCATAAGCTTTAAATAGCTCTCCTGAGAACAACTTTAAATAGGTTGCGTATTTGGTATCGTAAGCCTGAGATCCAGCAGTATTAGATACCGCCTTATTCAAAGCACCAATTACGGATTGTGTAGCGTTAGCCATTTTTTAATAAAAATTAAAGGTATATTTGCTCGTCTCTTTACGTAAAAAGTTAGTGAGTCTCAATTGGACTCATTGATATTTGTGGTCTATCCCACCGTCTAGACGGCTAATTGGTATCTCCGTAGAGGCAAAAAGCCAACGGCAAAGGAGTCCGACTCTGAGGTGCTCCCTTGCTTATTCTATTTAGAAGCGATAGAACTGAACGCTTGACCCTTCACGTACAGTTGTTGCTGTACCATTAGAAGTATCTTGTGCAAACTGGAACTTGATGTCACCAGCTGTTGCACCATTTTCAATAGTACCTGTTAGTTGTAAACAACCGTCAGTACCAGACGCTGTGATTGAAATAGCACTACCTTCAGCTGTGATGATAGATGCTAGAGCTGCACCAGCGTGGTCGCAACCATTTTGAGCTACACGGTATGCAGTCAAACTTGCAGGAGTATCAATAAAATACTTGAAGTCAGGTGTAGCAGCTGTTGTATAAAAGATGTTATACTTAAAATTAATTCTTTCATACTTACCAATTCTTAATGTAAGATCAGATACATCTACAAGAGTAGTTGAACTGGTTACATCTTGGTTAGCTTTAACAACTTTAACAATTGGTTCTTGAGCAGAAAAGTTTACCTGACCTGCTGAAGCATTTTGATTAAAAGCCATAATAATTAGTTATTAGTGTGTCACCGATATGCATGGTTCCGCCATACTGTTCGGCCATAGTTTAACGTGGTTACGCACAGCTGAATACTACTTTTTTTTAGTGTATTCTATGCCACGATATACGTAGGTTACTGTTGTGCAAGACATAACAATTCTCCATATACCACAACCCCGTTCCATGCTGTGGTTTCATGCGTCCCGTGAGGGATGAACGGACGTAGTATTAACCTATAGCTGGTGCTGTAAGTGCTACGTTTGTTGACTCAGCTGATGCTAAGTCTAATGGGAAATTGTGTGCATTTCTTTCATGCATAACTTCCATACCTAAGTTCTGTCTGTTAACGACGTCTGCCCAAGTAGGTATAACCTTTCCATTAACATCAACCACTGACTGGTTAAAGTTAAATCCATTAAGGTTGAATGCCATAGTACATACACCCATGGATGTTAGCCATATGCCAACAACCGGGAAAGCACCAAGAAAGAAATGAAGAGCACGAGAATTATTGAAAGACGCATATTGAAATATTAATCTACCGAAGTAGCCATGAGCTGCAACGATGTTGTAAGTCTCCTCTTCCTGACCAAATTTATAGCCATAGTTCTGCGATACATCTTCTGTTGTTTCACGAATGAGTGAAGATGTAACAAGAGATCCGTGCATAGCAGAGAAAAGAGATCCACCGAATACCCCAGCAACGCCGAGCATGTGGAACGGATGCATAAGGATATTGTGTTCTGCTTGGAATACGAACATGAAGTTAAAAGTACCAGAAATACCAAGAGGCATACCATCACTNAAACTCCCTTGTCCNAAAGGGTACACTAAAAATACTGCTAGTGCTGCAGATACTGGTGCGGAATAAGCTACNCATATCCATGGTCTCATTCCTAATCTATAACTAAGTTCCCATTGGCGTCCCATGTAAGATGCTGCACCGATAAGGAAGTGGAAGACAATGAGTTGATAAGGTCCGCCGTTGTAGAGCCATTCGTCGAGCGTACCTGCTTCCCAGATGGGATAGAAGTGTAAGCCGATAGCGTTGGAGCTGGGGACCACTGCTCCTGAGATGATGTTGTTACCATATAAAAAAGATCCAGCTACTGGTTCACGTATGCCATCAATGTCTACTGGAGGAGCAGCAATGAAAGCTAGTATAAAACAAGTAGTGGCAGTTAAAAGTGCGGGTATCATTAGTACTCCAAACCATCCTACATATAGGCGGTTGTTTGTACTGGTAACCCATTTACAAAAGCTGTCCCAATTATTTCGTTCTTGTTTTTGAAGAGTAATTGTAGCCATTAAAATATTCCGGGGATGATTTGTCCAGTTGTGATGTAGGCACCGATTGCTGCTACAAATCCGATCATAGCTGCCCAGCCATTAAATCTTTCTGCTTCGTTTGTCATAATAGGGTTTTTGTTTATGGGGTAATTAGGGATAACTCTTGGAGGAGTTTCGTTTGCATGTATGTTTTGCTTGCCGTATTCGGAAGTAATCATAGTTGTAATAAGAGTGGGAAAATACCTGTGGCGAGGACGATCGGTTCGGGTCGCCACGAAGTAGTTAAGCCATTAGCTTTTTTTTGTTTGGTTTCTTTGCTGTTTTAGCAGAGTCGGTGAATTGTTTAGGAGTAGGAGCACCGGGTGCACCTTTCTTTTTCATCTTTTCACCTGATCCACCAGCTATACGTTTACGTTTAGCGTGGATGTTTGCATATAATCCGGGTCGTTTTGCCATGACATTACTTTTTACTTTTCTTAGGTCCCATAATTTTTTTCTGAACAGCCTTAGGTAGTTTAGATAAACCTGTACCTTTCTTGGCTGGACCTGTCATTTTTTTGGCAGGTTTTTTATTTCCATAATGTCCCGGCATTACTGTTCTGCTCCTGCGTCTGTGCCGTCGGCTGTGTTGCCAACTTGTTTTTTACATTGTTCTACTTGTGCAGCTGTGGTTCCGTTGTCATTGTAAGGAATGAACCAACGATCACCTGTAGCATTTACTTTGTACTTCACCTGCATTGTATCAATACGTGCAGATGGATCATACGCTTTAGACATAATTAAAATTGTATGTTAGATCTTTCAAGTTTATCGTATAAATCCTGACGATAGGCAGGGTCCCTGTCGTACCGTTGGTCAGACATGGCTTGTACTACTTCTGCTTGACTACGAAATACATCACTAGATGCTTTTGCTGGTTTGCCTGTTAGCATTTTACCTTCGTAACCTTCTGCGTTTTCATACTGTGCTTTTAATCCATCAACTGCAATCTGAACAGCGTCAGCATTTCCATTGCTTATCATAGAATTAAATGCATCTAAAGTTTTTTGTTCTAAATTTTCACTCGCCCAGTCTAGCATTCTACTATACTGTTGTTCACCTCCAACAGAAGTATGTATTTTTGTAACTTCTGCATCGGTTAAGTCAGGCTGTTCAGGTGCATTATACCCTGACTCAGCTGCTCTACCAGCTAGGTATGAATCAATAGAAGCTCTAGATAATCCAGTCTTTTCTAATGTAGAATACATGTCATCAGTTATTTCTCCTTGAGTTTCATGGAAATGTTTACTAATCTCCCATGGATCTACACCGTTCTCTTGGAATAGTGCTCCTAGTTTATCACCATACTGAGTGTTAACTGATTCGTAGTTAACTGTACCGTCGTCATTGTATGCATCACTATCTACATTAGTAGTTTCTGTCTCTGCTTCTTCTTCAGTAGCTTCATCAGATCCTAGTTTCTTTTGCAGTTCTAAGTATGCATTCTCAAGATCTTCAGCATTCTTAAACTTACCTGCTAATAATTCAGCCTCTTCTTGTTGTAGTTTTTCTGCAACCTCTAACGAGTTCTGTTCGTCTTCTGAAAATTCAGGAGCATCAGCTGGGGTAGGATCATACGTTAGTTTTTCTGTCATTCTTTGTATCCTTTAGCGGTGGTTACTTTTAAATTACCAAGACCAACAGTAGTAACTAAGTCAGGATCAGGTCCTATGTTTGCCTTAGCTGTAAACTTAGTTGGCTTGGCTATTTCATTTTTATCAACCAGAGTTTCTGGTCTACTTACCTCAGGTAGTGGTTTCTTAGCCACCTTCTGGGGACGGGATGGTTTGTTCTTCTGCATTGTTTTGTAGTTGATCTGTTGCTTGACTCATTACTTCACCAANTGCTGNGTTCTTACTTGGGTCAGCCATTGGTGAGTTAGCTAACTGTCCTGCTTGCTCCATTAATGATTGCTGTTGCATCATTTGTTGCTGTTGCATTCTCTCTTGCTCCATAGTTTCTTGAGTCTTAACTAAATTAAGAACATCAATACCTTGAGCGGCAGCTAGACGTTTAATAAATTCACCGGGATCTAGGAACTGTCCTATTGTTTCAGGTCCTAACGTTTGTGTCAAGGTTTGGATAAACATAATTAAACTCTGTTGATCCTGTCCTCGTCCTAACGCATTCACACCTGCCACAATTTGTGGACGTACTAAATCTTTAGGTATCTTTGGTAACTCTCTGTTACGTTGTAAGATATGTAGGGTTCTATTCAAATATGGTATCAAAAATTCTACAGTTAACAAGCTGAATAAGCCGCCAAGCTGTTGTTCTAATTCCATTTGAGTAAGGCGTACCTCCTCAGCTGTGGTTCTTTCACTCTGTCTTACATTTAACAGAAGGAAAGCATCACTAATTCTACGTTCAAGATTGTTTATTTGTTCAGCTGCTGTACGGAAATCTGCCGTCTTGCCTACCTGAAAGACACCCACATCTTCTGGACGTCCTTGAACGATTGCACCATTGCCAGCATCGGCTATAGTCTTTGGTTTGGTAGTACTGGATGGCGATACAAGGAAAACTACTTTACTTGCTGCTGCAGAGCCTTCTACGAGTG